AGGTTTTCTTCAACCTCTAATTTTTTTTCAATTGATAAATCTAAATCTTGTAATTGAGTTTTTAGCTCAGAAATTTCTTTATTCAATTTAGGAATAATTATGTTGTCATTTTCATAAAAAGTATTTTGGAAATCTTTATGTTTACTATCTAATGTTTCATTTTTCTTTTCATCTATAATTAATTTTTTACAATTTTTAGGCTTAAAATTAGGCATATTTATATTTAAATATAAATATTTAATAATTTTTATATTAAGATTTCTCTATTAAATTATTTATTACTATATATAATAAAATTAATTTTATAAAAAATAAAAAATCTATAATGTTAATAGGTAATAAAATCAATAAATTTAAAATAGTGTGTTAATATTATTTTAAATAAATTAATAAATTGTTTTGCATAATTTTTTTTTCTTTAGCAATATTATAATAACATGGGAGGAGGATTAATGCAACTTGTTGCCTATGGTGCTCAGGACGTTTACCTTACTGGTAATCCCCAAATTACCTTCTGGAAGGTTACATACCGTAGATATACTAACTTTGCTATGGAATCTATTGAACAGACATTCAACGGACAGGCTGACTTTGGTCGTCGTGTAACCTGTACAATTAGCCGTAATGGTGATTTAGCTTTCAGAACTTATTTACAAGTTACACTTCCTGAAATTAATCAGTCGATGAAAAACAACCCCAATGTTAACCCTACTAATGTTAACGGCTATGGAATTACCGATCCTACTGGCTTACCTAGATTTGGAAATGATGTTTATGCCAGATGGCTTGATTTCCCTGGAGAGCAGTTAATCTCTCAGGTTGAAGTTGAAATTGGTGGTCAGAGAATTGATCGTCAGTATGGTGACTGGATGCACATTTGGAATCAGCTCACTCTTACATCGGAACAGGAACGTGGTTACTACAAGATGATTGGTAATACTACACAGCTTACCTTCATCACTGATCCCTCGTTCTCGGACATTGATGGTCCTTGCGACTCCAATGCGCCTAGACAGGTTTGCACACCCAGAAATGCGCTCCCTGAAACAACTTTATACGTTCCTTTCTTATTCTGGTATTGCCGCAATCCAGGTCTTGCCCTTCCTTTAATTGCTCTCCAGTATCACGAAGTTAAGATTAATCTTGACATTCGTCCTATTGATGAGTGCTTATGGGCTGTTTCCACTCTTTCGGATTGCCAGAATGGTGCCAGTGTTAAAGTTACCACAGCTTACAATCAGTCTTTAGTTGCGGCTTCGCTCTATGTTGACTATGTTTTCTTAGACACTGATGAACGTAGACGTATGGCTCAGAATCCCCACGAATATTTAATTGAACAGCTTCAGTTCACTGGAGATGAGTCGGTTGGTTCGTCTTCCAATAAAATTAAGCTCAATTTCAATCACCCTTGCAAGGAGCTTATCTGGGTAGTCCAGCCTGATGCTAATGTTGATTACTGTTCGTCGCTTCTCTGCGGTGAGCTTCTTAACAGAATCTTAGGTGCTCAGCCCTTCAATTACACTGATTCGGTTGATGCTCTTCCTAATGCTGTTCACTCGTTTGGTGGCCCTAACTCGATTGCTGGTGGTGGTGGCGGTGCTCCTACTTCCAATGCATTCATTGGCCCTGATGGTCTCTTTGTTGATGCTGGAGCTGAGGATGTCACTGGAGCTTGGTTATGGAACACAGTTGGCGTTGAAGGCGGTTTAGACTTCTTCGCTAACCATCCTGATTTAGTTCCTGGTGGCCCAACTGGACCCCCAACTGCTCGAGGACCTGGTACTAGCACATATGGTGTTCCCCACACAGGCTATGATCAGGGAGGTGCTCCTAATATTGATGTTCCTAAGGATCCCACTCTTAGAGGTGGTGCCTACACTGTTCCTCACTTAGCTCACTCTGAAGGACAGCCTGACCAGTCCACTGTTTCGGATGCGGGTACATTCGTTCTCACAGAAACTTCGCTCTACCTCCACTGCTGGGGTGAGAATCCCGTTGTCACTGCCAAGCTTCAGCTTAATGGCCAGGATCGCTTCTCGGAGCGTGAAGGAACATACTTCGATTTAGTCCAGCCCTATCAGGCGCACACCCGTAACCCCGACACTGGTATTAATGTCTACTCGTTCGCCCTCCGCCCTGAGGAACACCAGCCCTCTGGCACTTGTAATTTCTCGAGAATTGACAATGCTACCCTTCAGCTCGTCCTCTCGAATGCCACTGTTGAAGGCACATCGACCGCCAAGGTTCGTGTCTACGCCACTAACTACAATGTTCTCCGTATTATGAGTGGTATGGGCGGATTGGCGTACAGTAATTAGAGTGCATAAATGGTCACAAAAAATTTTAAAAAAAAATAATAAAAAAATTGACTTAAAATTTCATAATAATAATTTATTATTATGAAAAATGAAGAAAATTACGAATTTTTGAGATGTAACTATGGTCGTGGAAAGAAACAATATGTTCAAAGTAAAATATCTACTATTGATGTTGATTTTATTGATAATTTAAATACAACTTGGTATTTTTGGAAAGTCTACAAATGTGGTGGAGGTTATATATGCTGTAAACTAGATGGAACTACCAGATACTTACATGATTTAATTATGCGTAGAATTGAAGACAAACCTGGAGAGAATTATAGTGTAGATCACATTAATCAAGATAAATTAGATAATAGACGAGAGAATTTAAGATGGGCAACACAAAGTGAACAAAATTCAAACAGACCTAAGCTTACTCGTAAACATAATGCAAGACCATTACCTGAAGGTATTACACAAGATATGTTAGAAAAATATGTTGTTTACTACAAAGAATGTTATAATAAAGATAAAGATTTGTGGCGTGAATTTTTCAAAGTAGAAAAACATCCTAACTTAGAAAAAACTTGGATTAGTAGTAAATCAAATAAAGTAAGTATTTTAGATAAATTAACCGAAGCCAACATTGTAGCGTTATCGAATTAAGTATTTTAAATATAATAAAATAAAAATAATAAAATTTATAATATAATTTTATTATTACCATAAATATTCATGACTTAATATTTTAGGATTATAATAACCATGACTTTTTCTAATTTCTTTTTTGATAGCAACGCCACGTTTTTTAGTTCCAGAATGTCTAGAAAAATAATTTTCTTGTCTTTTTCTTGTTAAATGATTTAACTTTGAATATAAATGTAAAGGAGTTCTATCTTTATACTGTTGATATCTTCTATCGCCAAAATTTATTCTTCTTATTTTATGGGTTTTTTTATTACGAACAAATGCAGTATATTTTTTTGGAAAAGGGCCTCGTTGAAATTTTATAATTGTTTCTTTCATTTATATAATTAATATATAAAAAATTAATTATATAATAATATATGGCATTATCTAATTTAGATAAAGATGTAAGTACAAGACTTTTTAAAATGTTATCTTTAAATGATGATCATCAAATAGATACAATAAAAAATAATTATTCTGGATATGGACAATTAATGCTATTAGCTGAACAAATTGCTAATCTGCAATTGAAAGCTAAAGAAATTATAAATAATATAAGTATAAATGATCATTTACATTCATTAGATATGACTTGTAAAAAAGTAGTTGGAAATTATTATTATCATTATAAAATAAACAATAAAGAAATTTTATCTATAATCTCTCCAGAAGAATGGAATAGATCTAGTGATGAGATAATATTTTTGGGAAAATATCTTTATAATTTTGATAATATATTCTATCTACAATAGTTTTTTTTTGTTTTTTTTTACTTTAATTGTAAATTTCGGTCTACAACACTCACAATCCTGACCTTCTATTTCTTGACATAATTCACAAGATGGTATACTATTATCACTTTTACAATTTAAAAATGGATATTTTTCATATAATTTAAATATAGCAAGTTCTTTCATTTTAGCTTCAATCATAATATCAATATTTATTCCATATTTTTTAGGAATTTCTAATAAATAGTTTGGTATAACTTCTATATAATCACTATGATGACCTATTTTACCAGAACCTTGTTCACTTACGTGAAATTTAGGTTTAATATTTCTTTTTTCAAAAGTTTTTAATATTAAAGGAATATAATATTCAGGATCTTTAAAACATTCTTCTGGATGTAATTGTTTGTAACATTCAAAATGATGAGTATCAAATACAATTGGTATATTAACTTTTTCGGCTATATCTAAACAATCTTGGATTGAAAAATTCTTTTCACAATTTTCTAACACTAATCGATTTTTAATATGGTCAGGCAACATTAAATACCTTTCACACCATCGAAATTTTGTTTTTTCTTTATCTTTAAAAACTCCACCTCCATGAATTACCATTACTGAATTATTATCTAATTCCATTAGATCTAATACCGAAGCATGATAATCCAAATCAAGTTGTGTATTATTAAAAACTTCTAAATTAGGTGAAGCAATAACATTATATTGTCCAGGGTGAAAAGTAAGTCTTTGATTATATTTTTTGGCTAAAAGTCCAACTTCTTTCAATAAATCTTTCGCAAAATCGAAATCATAATGTTGAGCTTTTGGATTGGATTTATGTGGAAATAATTCACTACTAAGTCTAAAAACTTTTATACCATTTTCTTCATTCCATTCAATTAGTTTTAAAGTATCTTTTAAATTTTCAATAATTTTTTCTTTTAAAAAATCTACTCCCTTATCTTTTAATGTCTTTAAGATAATAGATCTTGAAGAAAATACCGATGGTTTTTGTTCTCTCATTGTCAAATTTAAACAACATAAACCTAACTGTATTGGTTGGTTATTACTCATCTTTAAGAAAATATATATTTAATAATTATTATCAATTTTATATTTATAACTAATATATATATGGAACCGCGTGATCAAAAGCTATATAATGAAACAAAAAAAAGAATATATAAAAAAATCAAAAAACACAGCGCATATAGAAGTGGTTTATTAGTTCAAGCTTATAAAAAGAGTTTTAAGAAAAAATATGGAAATAAAGATCCATATATAGGACATAAAAATCGAGATAAAGGATTAGCTAGATGGTTTAGAGAGAAATGGAGAAATCAAAGAGGAACTGTAGGTTATAAATATAAAAATGATGTTTATAGACCTACTAAAAGAATTACAAAAAAAACACCTAAAACATTTAAAGAATTAGGAAAAAAGAGAATAAATAGAGCTAGAACAATTAAATATAAAAAAGGAAGAGTTGAGAGATTTTAAATTTTTATCTATTAACCCAATCAGGATCCTTAAGATCTTTAATTTTTTGTATTCTAATATTATGCGCCCAATAAACAGTTTCTAAAGTAGGATGCATTCCTGCATCAGAATGAAAAGCATCAAAAGTAACAAATGTTTTTTCTCCTATTCCATATCTATCTTTATGATTGCCAATAGGAATTTTAGTCTTTTTATCAATATGTTCTGGAAAAAAGCAAAACTCAATACCATTAATACCACCAAAACGGTTATCATCAACTACTAATTTACCATAACTTCCTCCATGATCAGAATTATCATAAAATTCCAAAATTTGACCAATTACACATTTATGCATAATTTTAGCTAATGGAGGATCACTCCAATAAAATCTTTTCTTATACAGGTCCTCCATTTATATTAATAATAACAAATAAAATTTCTCAATATATTTTATGCAAGATTGCTGTAAATTAAAAAGTTATAGCGCAAAAAAATGTATAAGAAAAGATAAAAAAGTATTTGAATTACCAAGAAAATTTTCAATTAAAAAATGTAAAGGAGAAATAAAAGGTTTTACAATGCGATCTTCGTGTGCTCCATTTAAAATGTGTAAAAAACAGAAAGGTGGAACTAAAAAACAATTTTTATTTAATCCCAAAAATCCAAAAAAATCATTTGATGTCTACATAGATAAAAATCCAAAAGATACAATTAAAATTAAATATTCAACTATAAATGATGTTAAAAATACTATTAAAAATTTAGAGAGATTATATAAAAAAGGAAAATATTCTCATAAAAGAATTTGGCAAGTTGGGATGATATTAAATACTAGATTAAAAGTATTATATAAATATAGAAAAACTAGATATAAAAAAGCAAAAAATATTCCTCAAAGATTTAGATTAGCAAATAGGTATTTTAAATTTTTAGGAAAAAGAACAAAAGTTAAAAATATTAAAACTAGAAAACGTATGAATTTTAAAATAGAATAATATTTAATATATATATAAATGAGTAATAGAATTCCTTTCCTGAATCAATATATTAATACCTCTAATAACACAAATTTTTATAATACTTATACGTCTGGTTCTGGTGTTGGTGCTAAATCTATTTCTAATAGAAGAGCACTTATAAGACGATCATCATTAAATGCAGGAACTTTAAAAGACCCTAAAAAAGGTAAATGTTCAGGATTTTGTAGAGCTTGGGGGTTACAACAACCTATGCCTGGGTTTAATTTTTTACCAATACCTCCTTTATATAGACCTCCAGCTTATAATTTTAAATTATATTATGTCTATATTATTAATATACCATTTGGTACTCCTCAATCAGTGATAGAGATATTAGCTAAAGGTACTCCACCTCTTATACCTTTACCAAGAGTAACATTTGAGCAAGCTATGAAACAAGAAGCTCTAGGCACTGCACAAACTACGAGTCGAATACCAGATACTGCTGAAAAGGCTCAACAGATAGTTCCTCAAAAAAGTTTACAATTTTGGAATATAGTTTATAAAAATGCTTTTTCATATAATTATAATATTAATCTGAAATTGACACAATTATATGGAAATTTAAATAGAACTAGTCAATTTGATCTAGGTTTTGCTCCTATAGGATCAGTTATAACAAATAACTTATATGGAGGAAGTCAAATACCTTTTAATTCACAATTATTCAATGAAATGGTATATCCTGGTCCAGCTCGCGATAGAGCAGTACAAATAGCTAGGACCGGTGGCGGCGGCGGCCCTCCTAATCAAAAATTGTTAGTGGCGATTTATGATCCAGATCAAAAAAATGTAATAACTAGTATTTTCGATCCTCCGAATCCTTAGCTAAATTTATTATAATAAAAAAAATATATTATAATAAAAAAACATACATATAGTAATTCTAGATAATATTAAATTAATTTAAGAAGAACTATAACTTAGAACTGGAGATGGAGGAGGAGGTAGAATTTGATTATCAATAATTTCTTTAATTTCGTGGGATGTACATACTTGACTAGCAGTAAGTCCATCTCTATTTACAATGTTTTTATTCGCTCCTTTAGAAAGTAGATAGCTAACTACATCTTTGTCATTTGCACCGGATGCTTGATGTAAAGCAGTCCAACGATTAGCTGATCCTCCAACAACATTAATTAGTTCAGGAGTCTCATTAAGTAGTCCATATACTGTTTGCCAATTATTATCCTTAGCAGCGTCAAGAAATATATGTTGTTTCCACTCTGGAATTGATGAGAAACTAGTAGGGGTAGATGGAGTAGGATTATTGGAAAATCTTGTAGCTCGTACATTACTCATACCAGTTTGACGATCAATAATAGGAGGTTGTGTATTTCTATTTGGAACAGATGATACTGAACGTGTAGGAGTAGAAGCCATTTGTCGAGTTGGAGGTATTGGTTGAGATGCTTGTCTTTCAGCTCCTAGAAAAGAAGAACTCTGTCCTGATCGAACTCTATGAGCAACTCGTGCTGCACTTGTATAAACTGCACGAGTACTGTTTGCATTTTCATCATAATTAATAGCATTATTTTGGTTAATTCCCATGGATCCAGCTTCAAGAATGGCATCTTGATTAGCAGCCATATAAATTACCATAATATCATAATTATCTTTAGCACTTTGAATTAATGTTTTCATACCAGTTTTAGTATATTTCCTACTACAATTTTCAAGACCATCAGTAGCTACATAAATCATACAACTATCAAATGCATTAGTATCATGTTGTTTCATAGTAATAAAATAATTAATAGTATCTCCCATCGCATCTAGTAATGCAGTTTGTCCTCTAGGTTTAAAATCAGAAATATTTAGAGGATTATATTCATCAATAGCAACTTTATCCATATATAGAATTTGTTCATGATCAAACCATTTTAGTGTGATAAAAATTTCATCTCCAGATTCTTTTTGATTTTTAAGTTCTTGAACACAGGTATTAATTCCTCCAATAGTATCTTGTTCTTTGCCCGCCATTGAACCAGAACGATCTACAACTAGCGCACAATATTGCTTTGTCATCTGTTTTAAATTCTATTTATATTTTTAAGTGTTTTCAATTTTTTTTTAAAAGTAAAAAAATTAAAAATTATGAAGGATGAGCACTATCATTTGCAGGCATAGATCCTACTGCTTGTCCACCAACTCCATGTCTAGCCATTGAAAGTCCCATATCTTCAAATAAGGAGCAAGCAATAGCAGTTAAACTTTGTTTAAATCCAGGGGCTTGTGCATCACAAGGCATAGTAGTATTTTGTGTTTTTTGTAAAGCTGCAGCGCCGGCCATCGCCCCTATTATGTCTGTTCCTACTACTGCAGCTGCTCCTTCTCCTACAGCTTTTCCAGCAGTTTTAGCAGCATCAACAGCTCCAGCTTTAATAGGGCTAGCTGATAAATATTTTAAAATATTTTTGGCAGAACTTACCCAATCTTTATTTCCAGCAGCAGATTCATCCGCAGCCTTCTGGGCTGCAGCAGCTCTTTCAGCCTGCCATTCTTCATTTTTTTTATTTGCAGCTTCCAAAGCATCACTAGCAGCATCGCCTCCATTTTGCAAATATTTTTTTTTAAATTTTTTAGTAACTTTTTTTTTATTGTATTTTTTATAAATTTTTCTTTTTTTAGATTTTTGTACTTTAAATCTTTTGAATTTATGTATATTTTTTTGTTTTTTTTTACTTTTATTATTTTTAATTTTTTTAATTTTTTTATATGTAAATTTTTTTTTGATCATATTATAATTTATTATAATATAAAAATTTTTTATAAAATTTATAGATTAGGTATATATTTATCTTTATGAAACAGGAGGCACTCCAGGAGGAACATATGGAGGTTGTTTTTTAGGTGGAGGAGGTGCTGGAGGGGGTGGGCTGTTTTTACTACGATTTCCTTGTGCGTTAGCAGAACTATTAGCTGTAGCTTGAGAAGCATGAATTGCTCCTGTATTACTTTCATAATTATTTTTAACTGTATTTTGTCCTTGCGAAAGAGCTTCAGTTATACCAATACCAGTAGCTACTCCTGCTCCAGTTGCTAAAGCTCCAAATGCTGTGGCTCCTACAGCTGCAGCAGTTGCTGCTACTCTTCCAAGACCACAACCAACAGTTTCTGCTTCTGTACTTGCAGCACTAACTGGAGTAGCATCAGCTTCAGCTTCGACCTCTCCCTCGGTGGCCGTTTTAGCACCTGCTTTTTCAAATTGTTGTGCTACAATTCGTTGTTGGACCATTCCTCTTAAATTAGCAAGTTGAGATAAATCTGACCAAGCTTGAGCAGTATTTAAAGCATTATCCCAAATACTCCCTAAAATATTGCCTCCTTTTTGTTTATATTTTTTTTTGGTATATTTTTTTTTTCTTTTGGTTTTATTTAATTTAATTTTTCTAGATTTTTTATAGATTTTATGTTTTTTATATTTTTTATATTTTTTTCTAGTATACATTTTATTTTTTTTTAAAAATTTTTTTGTTTTTATCATTAATATATTAATAGATAAATATATTAATTTAATAAATAATTATTATTTAGTGTTTGTAGGCACGTCTAGCAGTTTTTCTACGCATTCCTTTTCTAGTACTTTTACGACGATGTTTCTTACTTCTTCTTCTCTTTCCACCAACGGATGCAGCCTGAGAGGTCATTAAAGACTCATAAGGTTGGGGTGATCCACAACTAGATCCTCCTCTATGGCGCTTTCTATGACTTTTACGTTTTTTATGTCTTTTTCTTCTTCCACCTTGCGTCTCAGTATGGGCAGCTGGCATGTCAGCAGGTGGACTGCCTTTGTTGTCGTGCATTTTTAAAGATTGCATATCAGCTTGCATATCGGGATTGCTTGAGTGTGAGTCCATTGTTGCTTCAGTCATATCTATATAAATAAATAAATATTTTATTTATTTATAAAAAAATACTAAATTTTCAATTTAGTGCATATAGGCACGACGAGCTGTTTTTCTTTTCATGCCTTTACGTGTACTTTTTCTGTGTTTTCTGCGGTGATGTTTACTACTTTTACGGTGTTTTCTTCTGCGATGTTTAGTACTTTTACGTCTATGACGTTTTCCTCCTAAACTCATGTAGGCACGACGAGCGGTTTTTCTGCGCATACCTTTACGAGTACTTTTTCTGTGTTTTCTACGACGATGTTTGGTGCTTTTACGATGTTTTCTTCTACGACCTCCATGTGTCAAAGTTTCACTCTCAGCTTGGGACAAAGGCCCCATGGAATTGGAGGGATCATCTGTTCCACCGAATAAATAAGCGCGACGAGCGGTTTTTCTACGCATACCTTTACGTGTACTTCTTCTGTGTTTTCTGCGGTGGTGTTTGGTGCTTTTTCTGTGTTTTCTACGGTGATGTTTAGTGCTTTTTCTTCTTCTATGACGGCCACCGTGCGCAGGGGTATCAGGTTGTGCTGGCCCACCTACGACTGTGGGGAACTCTCCATAATCTAAAGTAGCCATTGTCATTAGATATATACTATAAAAATATTATATTTTCTAAATACGCATTTTTGCTAAATATTTTTGTAAAGCTACTTAAAAAAATATTAAATATTATATATAGAAGAATGGGAATGCAAATTTTTGTGAAAACCTTAACAGGAAAAACTATTACTTTAGACGTTGAAGCTTCGGATTCTATTGAGAATATTAAATCAAAAATTCAGGATAAAGAAGGAATTCCACCTGATCAACAAAGATTGATATTTGCTGGGAAACAACTTGAAGATGGTCGTACACTATCAGATTATAATATTCAAAAGGAGAGTACACTCCATTTAGTGCTACGTCTTCGTGGTGGAAATTTTTAATTTTTCTAAAAATAAAAAAAAATATTGATAAATAATTTAGAATTATAATTTTAAATTATTTATGAGTGGATTTAAACATTGTTTTTAAATGTGATAATAATTTACCTTTTGATTCTTTTTATAAAAATAAAGCTAGAAAAGATGGATTACAAACATATTGTAAAAATTGTATGGCTAAAGTTAATGCTCAATCTTTTCAAGATCATAAACCAGATAGAATAAAAAAGAATTTAGAATATCAAAAAACCGATAAGTCAAAAGAATATAAAAGAAATTGGGCGAATAATAAATATCAAAATGATGAAGAACACAGAAAAAAATGTATAGAAAATGTTGTTAAAAGAGAAAGAGAACTTTTAAAAAATAATGAAGAATTTAAGTTAGTTAAAACATTAAGAAGTAGACTATATAAAGTAATCTCTCAAATAAAAGCTGAGAAAAGTGATTCAACACTGAATTTAGCTGGTTGTACTATAAAAGAATTAAAAAACTATTTAGAAGAACAATTTACAGAAGGAATGACCTGGGATAATCATGGAGATTGGCATATAGATCATATTAAACCAATTTGTGCGTTTGATTTAAGCTCAGAAGAAGAGCAAAAGAGATGTTTTCATTTTACAAATTTACAGCCATTATGGGCAGAAGATAATCTCTCAAAAGGTGGAAAGTATT